TCAACCACCCTATGAATACGCAAAGCCCGAAAGAAACCCAATGTGATTGCGCCGTGCTTGAAAAAGAGCTTGATCGGTGGCAGTCTTCTGCCCGCAGCTGGTTCACCAAATATGGCGACGCCATCGAGGAAGCCAACCTGTCCAAAGAAGCTAACATCCGCTTGCGCAAGCAGTTGCGGCATTGCACTGAAACGCTTACCAGCCTTAAAACTCAACTGGCTTATGCACTGACCGAAGACGACCATCGGATCAAGCAGATGCTGCAAAAGATCCTCAACCCACCCCTACACTAAATGAGCTACCACCCAGACGAAAAAATAAACGATTGCATTTCCACTAGCCTAACCGAAGACGAATTGATTGCGCTGGCCGACGGCTTCGAGGAAGCCTTCATTGGCATTGCGCGACAATTTAACCAAGCCTTTGCGGTGTATGACCGCGCCAAGTGCATCTCAATCTTGATGAGAGACATGACGCTTGATGAAGCCGATGAGTATTTTTCAATCAACGTCGAAGGCGCTTGGGTAGGAGAAAACACCCCCGCATTCCTTGACCTTGCGCCGTCGCTAACCCTTTCCCAGAAAGGAGAGTTGCCATGGATGCAGTAGATGAGGCGATTGACAAGTTGCTTGCCGACCGCCGAATGTACCAAGCGGAATGCCAGACTTTGCGCCACGAGCTTGACGGCTGGAAGCGCGAGGCCATTGAGCAATCCAAACTATTGGCAGTTAGCCTGAACAGGATTGAGGAGCTGCTGACCGAAAATGAAAGGTGGCGCGCGCTTGCCGATAAGTATCAGTCTGCGCTGCATGAAGCCACCTATGGCGAGGTACGCTTAACCCGAACCATCCAATTCCAATGAGTAACGCCCCAGACAATGACTACGGACTTGGCCTCAAAGTCCACGAAGATGCGTACCGCGAATTGGAAGACGAGCTGGCCTCAGCCAAAGAGCAACGCGACAGGCTGGCAAAGGCTTTGGAATTGCTTGTTACAACAGACCATGAATCCAAGGAGGCTTTTATTGAAAGGGTCAAGCAAGCCCTCGCTGCCGTGAAAGGAGGTAGCGATGAGTGACACGCCCTGCAAAGAATGTTTGGAGCAGGCAAGGTTGCTTGGAATGAGCGCCGAGCGGGAATGCGCCTTGCTGGCCAAGATTGATCGACTTGAGCGCCAGCGCGACTCCGAACGCGAACTTGCTCAGCGGATAGATGAGGATAACGCCGACATGTTTTTACAAAGGTGGGCAAAAGCTCAAGAGCGAGTTATCGACGCAGAGCGTGCGCGGGATGAGGCGCTGGCCTATGCGGACAAGCTGGCGGCTGGCTTGCCTGAGGGTATGCTGCCTAAAGATGTTGAGGTTTTGCGGGATGCGAATCTTGCGCTGGCGGTCGAGAGGGATTCCCTCCAAGAGCAACTAGACGCCGCGATCATGCTGGGGAAGATGCAGGAGCGCAGGCATCAACGAGAGCTGGAACAAGTCCGTGAGCAATACCGCCTTGCCCGCGTGGCAGCGAAACTACTTCAATCATGAACACACCCAAAGCATCCGACCAGCAAGTCGCTGGAAATCACTACAAGGGGCTGGCAATCCAGCCCGCCGAATACTGCCAGCGCAACCGCCTGCCGTACTGCGAGTCGAGCGTGATTCGCTATGTCACAAGGCACCGCGCCAAGAACGGGCGGCAGGACATCGAAAAGGCAATCCACTGCCTGCAACTCTTACTCGAAATGGAATACCCGCAAGATGAGCAATCCTAACCAAGCCGGAAAGGGCGATGCTCCGAGGCCATTGAACATGGCGGCGTTTCGTGAACACTACGATGAAATCTTCCGCAAGAAAGTTGCGCCGATTGAAATTGCGGCGGTGGAAGAAGATCCCTTTGAGTCGAAGGATCACGACAATGACGATGACACCTATGGCGGCTGTATGGTGATTCCTTGAGTAGAGATTTTGCAACATTTGCAAATTTACTGCGGCTGGGCTTGTTACTCATAGGGCAGCTTACCCGCAACAAGCATCGTTATTTGCAAACCTTGCAAACGCAGTTGTGACAGAAACCCTGTGCGATTTGTCACAAAGTTTTCGCACAAGTCGCACACCAATAGCTTGACAGCGTTTGATGATTCCGCTTGCTTGGTGGCTCACCCGTTGTGACCCCAGAACTCAAACCAGCATTTACCAAGGGCAATCGCTACTTGTTCGACCCGTCCGCCTACGCATGGAACATTCCAAGCGGCTGGACTTGCCCCGCTGCCGAGCAATGCTTGGCCAAGGCGGATCGCCACACTGGCAAGATTACCAATGGCGCAGCGCAGAAGTTCAAGTGCTATTCGGCAATGACCGAGCGGTACCCTTCAGTGCGCAAGCGGCTATGGGCTAACTTCGAGGCAGTGAAAGGAAAGTCGCCTGACGAAGTTTGCAAGGTGTTGCAATGTTTGCCCGACAAGGTACGCCTCGTGCGGATTCATGCGGCGGGGGACTTCTTCTCGCAGAACTACTTCGACGGCTGGCTTCAATTCATTCGCTCAAGGCCCGAGGTTCACTTCTGGGCCTTCACCAAGTCATTGCCGTTTTGGATCAATCGCATCAATGACATCCCCAGCAACTTTACCTTGCAAGCATCTTACGGCGGCAAGCATGACGCATTGATCGAACAATACAAGTTGAAGTCGGCGCGTGTTGTTTGGTCAAAGGCCGAAGCCGATGCTCTTGACTTGGAGATTGACACCGATGACCGCTTAGCCGCCTATGGCACCGCGTCATTTGCACTACTTGAAAACTTCACTAAGCAACCCGCAACCGCATAACGACCTTTATGAAACAGAAATCGAATCAGACCGACGAAACGAAAATCGCTTCTTTGAAAATTGAAACACTGCCGCTGGCTTCGCTCAAGCCGCATCCGCGCAACCCGCGCAAACATCCCGAGAAAGATTCGCCGGAATGGAAAGTACTCGAAGCCTCGCTGAAGCATGACTACTTCGATCCGATCGTATGGAACGTGCGCAATGGGCAACTCGTCAGCGGTCACTTGCGCACAAAGGTATTATCGAATATGGGCTTTGAATCTGCTGATGTCGTAGTGGTTGATTATGACGAGCCGACGCATATTGCGCGCTTGATGGCGGCGAACAAAGCCATTGGCGAAAATGATTTGCCGAAGATGCAAGAGTTGTTTGGTGAGTTGAAAACTGTCGACGGCTTTGACATGGCTGTCGCCGGATTCACTTTGCCTGAGATTGCGAATCTTTTTGGCGATGAGGCCACCGGCGATGATTCGGAAGATTCTGAGTCTGGAAACGTGGGGCTACCCTTAGAAGTAGAGCAGGTCATAAAAGGATTCATACCCGACGCTGGGGTAAGCGTAGCCGTGGGAGATGCGTGGAGGCTAGGCGAGCATACTTTATTCTGTGAACCAGTAATAAGCGGCCCTAGGGACTGGATTGCGTTTGTAAATAAGGAGGGAGCTAATCGACCGTTGCTTATTCGGCCAAGCCCTCATGTATTGGCCTCAAGTAGCCTTGAAGCAAGCGTGGTTGTAGAACCCGTACCGTTTCATGCTGAGCTAATCATAAGTAATTTCATACGGGTGAACGGCCCAGATAAAGTAGTTAAAATTAGTTGAGTATGCCCTCAGATATTAAAATTACAGGAGGTTCATGGGATCGTAAACAGGGTAGGCTGTTCTTTTTGGTATGCGTCAACGGCGGATACAATGCGGCAGGAGGGGTAGATTGCTTAGGGGTTTACTCGGTGTCCGACCAGCAAGCCTACTCGGCCCTTTTACCGATTAACGAATGGATCAAGGGATCGAACGTCCCGTCTGAGTTCCGCTTACTAATCGACTCTGGCGCTTTTGCCATTGCTAGTAAAGCGGCTAGGGATACGGGAGAGCCTATTGGAATGATGTTTGGTAAACCACTGAACCAAATCAATGGCGGGGCGGAGGGTCTCCAGATGTATGAAGAGGCGGCGCTGGAGATAAAGGACAAGGCATGGGGTTTCATGGAGTTTGACCTTGGTGACTGGCAGATTAAGACTGAGAGGCGAGAAGACCAAGAGGCGCGCGGCATCTGCCCGATACCCATTTACTCCGCGCTTAACGATCCCATCGATTATTTTCAGCACCTTTTGATGACTTACGACAGGGTGGCAGTAGGGTCGATTGCTCGCCTAAATAGGGTATCAAAAATCAGACTATTGGCCGCGCTGGAATTGATCTACGCTCAGTCGCCGCGTAAGCCTTGGGTGCATTTATTAGGATGTACCCCATCCCCATCTACCAGCTGGGCCAACAGTATGGACTCTTCTGGATGGGCGGCAGGCGGAATGTTTGGAGCCGAGCAAAAAGCTAAGGTGGTCGGAGGTACCCTACCTTTACCTAAGTCCTTTAGCGATGCGCCCAAAATGGGTAGTACCGCTTATGGCCCGCTTGAGAGAGTACGTAGTCTACGTAAAGCGGTTTTCGCTGCCGCCGCTGATCGACATCTACGTGACGCCGAAAACTTTTTCCATCATAGGGTAGAGCAAGATCATTGTCTAAACTATCCGACCTCTCCTGTGTTAAGCATCAACTCACCTACTAACTAATATGACCACCCTTGTACAATCGATCAGTGGAGGCATGGATTCGACCTGCCTCGCCCTTCATCACCTAGCCCAAGGCCGCGAGCTTTACCTGCTGTCTTTTGATTATGGACAAAAGCATCGCCTCGAACTGGAGCGCCTAGATGCCAACCTAGCCCTGTTCCAAAAAGCGTCCCTACCGCTCCATCACGTTAGGCTGCATGTCCCGTTTGGAGCCCTTGTAAACAGCGCGCTAACGACGGCAGAGGTTGATTGCCCCACCGGGTTCTACGCCGATGAAAACATGAAAGCGACGGTAGTACCAAACCGCAATGCGATTTTCTCATCATTCTGTTTCGCTAAAGCGCTATCGATTGCCGTCGAACGCGACGAAACGATAGGGCTATCATTAGGGGTTCATGCGGGCGACCATGACGTTTACCCTGATTGCCGCCCTGAATTTTTTGAAGCGATTCATCGCGCCTACGTGATAGGAAACTGGGACGGTGAAAAAGTTCAACTTGATCTACCCTTCCTTCATTTAGACAAGGCGGCGATTCTGCGGGTAGGGGTAGACGCTTGCCAGCGGCTTGGCCTAGATTTTGACGAGGTACTTAGTAATACCTCTACCAGCTATGCCCCGACTTTGGAAGGATTAGCGGATGGTCGAACGGGCAGTGACGTGGAGCGCGTATTGGCCTTCCATGAAATCGGACGCATCGATCCGATTGAGTATCGCGATGGCTGGGAAGCCACCCTCGCTTACGCCCTAAAGGCTAAGACCGAATGGGAGAGAGCCAACTCTAAACCAAGCTAACTGCATGATACTGACTTGTTCTAAACGCTACGACGACCTTCCCTTCGCCCACCGTCAGCCTAATCACGACGGGCATTGCGCTTGGATTCATGGCCACAACTGGTCGTTCGAGTTTGAGTTCGCCGCCGATACGCCCGATGAGTGCGGATTCGTCATCGACTTCGGAAAACTGAAATGGCTTCGCGCATGGATTGAAGAACGCTTCGACCATACGCTTGTGTTGAACGAGGATGACCCGCATCTTCCTTATTTGCGCTCGGCGCTCGATACGCAACCCGGAGATCGCGGCGTTGGCCCGTTCGCCAAAATCATTGCACTACCCGATTGCTCCAGCGAAGGGCTGAGTCGATGGTTATTTGAAACAGTTAATTCTTTGCTTGCTGCGCAGACCGATGGCCGAGTATCAGTCGTCAAAGTTCGCGTGATTGAAGACTCAAGAAACAGCGCCACTTACTCCGCATGAATACATTAACGTTACCCGTCCACGAACGCTTCCTCACCTTTCAAGGCGAAGGCGTTCACGCAGGCCGCAAGGCATTTTTCATCCGCACCATGGGCTGTCCCGTGAAGTGTGAGTGGTGCGATTCCGCCGGAACTTGGCACCCTGACTGGATGCCTCCCGCAATCAATCGAATGCCGCTGGGTGAATTGCTACAGGAAGTCATCACAGCCGATCCTGAGTTCGTGGTACTGACTGGAGGTGAACCAATGATCCAGCGTCACCTCGTTGAGTTCGCGCGCATGTGCAAAGATGTCGGTTTCCCAGTCCATGTCGAAACATGCGGCGGCTTTTACCAAGACCCTTCCGCCTTCGACTGGATTACCATTTCACCAAAGCGGGCTCACTTGCCCATTGCCGAGTTGTTGAATGAATGCGCCGAGCTTAAACTGATTATCGACTCTCCCGACGCGCTCGACTACTGGCTGGCTACTTTGACTGAGATCGCTGGCCCTGAGGTGATTCAAAAGTCGCGCCCTGTCTGGTTGCACCCAGAATGGAGCAAGCGCGATGACAGCGAAGTCCTCAATCGCATCACAACCGCAATCGTTAAAAACGGCGACCCGTTTCGCGCAGGCTGGCAGATGCACAAACTGTATCGCGCCGACGCGCTCGACGCGCGCGCCTCATCACTCGCGCCTTTGGGAGGAGATCCCGCCAGAGGCTATTGATTTGCAAACCATGCAATTTTTCTATGACAACCACAGATAAACTAACCCTCACATGGGACGACTGCCGCGCCTTGGCTAAGGCGACTGGTGAAACCATTGCTCGCGACTTTGGCAAACCACTGGATCAACTCACCGCGTATGGCGTGCCCCGAGGCGGCTGCATGGCGGCTGCGTTGATCCCTGCTTTGCGCGCGGTTGAAAGCGCCGACCAAGCCGACCTTATTATCGACGACTTGGTCGACTCCGGCTCAACCAAAGAACAGGCGGCAAGCAATCATCCATCCAAACCTTTTTACGCGCTGCTCGATAAACGCGACGCCGCCTCACCTTATCATGGTCAATGGATTGAGTTCCCATGGGAACAAACCGAAGTCAATGGGCCTGAGGATAACATCCGGCGGGTGTTGCAGTACTTGGGTGAAAATCCAAAGCGCGAAGGCTTGCTGGAAACTCCCAAGCGGTTTCTAAAGATGATGCGCGAATTGACCGCTGGCTACCATAGCGACCCGCAAGAACACTTGGGTAAGCGATTCACGCTCGACGATGAAGGCTCGGGGATGTCGGGGTATGATGAAGTGATACTTTCAGGGCCGTTGCCTTTCGTTTCATTGTGCGAACATCACATGGCTGCGTTTGATGGCGTCGCCTTTATCGCTTATTTACCCGGAGCGGGCGGGCGCGTAGTCGGCTTATCCAAGTTGGCACGACTACTCGATGGCTATGCGCAGCGATTCCAAGTTCAAGAACGACTCACGGTGCAGATTGCCGACGCTTTGGAAAATCAACTAAGCCCTCGCGGTGTCGCGGTGGTGATTCGCGCAAGGCATACATGCCAATGTTTTCGCGGCGTAAAGAAAGATGGCCGGATGGTCACTTCAGCGATGCGAGGGGTGTTCCGTGAATGTACCTCAGCCCGAGGTGAAGTACTCAATTTGATTCGACTAGCAGAAACGCGATGAAAAAGCCCAAAGAAACCCCAGTAGTTCGGAGGAGGCGCGTCGTTATTAACGAGGCCAAGAATACAGCGTCGTTGGCCGAACAGCGTGAAAACAAAAAGGCGGAAGACAAGCAGCGGTTTCTAACGATCCTTGACGAGCACTTGGGCATTATCTCATACGCCGCGCAGCAAGCTGGCATTCCTCGCCGCACCATCTACGAGTGGATGGATAGCGACCTTGAGTTCCAGCGCAAAGTCAAAGAGATCGACCACAAGCAGTTGGACTTCGTTGAGCGCAAGTTGCTGGAGAACGTGAAAAACAACGACACTCGCGCGATCACTTTTTACCTTTCGACCAAGGGTCGTGGACGCGGTTATTCAACCCGCGTTGAATTGACCACCCCAGCCGATCAACCATTGAAGGGTGAAATATCGGTCATTGGTGATGCGCGGGAAGAGATGAGCGGCAACGCACTAGGCAAAGCCTTGCAAGCGGCCATGCGCGCGTTTCCTGCCGCCTTTACCGATGCCTCGCGCATTGCCGCGAATAACAAGGACGTTGAGCTGAAGTAATCTTGGATGCCTCGCAAAAAGTCATCGCTTGATGAAGCCGCGCCGCCGCTAGACGACGCGGCGTTTTTAACTTTGTACAAGCAACTGGTAATGGTTGCGCGTGGCGACTTCCTGTCATTCTTGCACGTGGTGTTTCCGCAGAATGAGGCGGCATCTTATGTGATTGGTGACTTGCATCAATTCCTAGCCTCTCGCGTTCAAGCGGTAGCCGATGGCACAGCCGCATCGCGCCAAGCGGTTAGCGTTCCGCCGCAGCATGGTAAAAGCCGCTTGTTGGCAGTGCGCGCGGTGGCATGGTTGATTGGCAGCAAGCCGGGAATCAGCATTGCCATCACTGGTTTCTCGCATTCGCTGCTTACTGACTTCATTCGTGAAATCAAAAACATCATGGAACTGCCCGCGTATGTGCGGGTCTTCTCGAACATTGCGCCCGTGTTCGGACGCGACCGCGCCGACAGCGTGTACTTTTCAAATGGATCGTCGATCATTGCCAAGTCCGCTGGCTCAAAACTAACGGGTCGCAAAGTTGACTGGCTCATCATTGACGACGCGCACGCCGGACGCGCCGAAGCCGAGTCGCCATTGCAGCGCAGGCGGGTCATCGAGTGGTACTTTGCAGACTGTGCAACGCGTTTGAGCCGAAGCGCCAAGGTGTTTATCATTGGTACGCGCTGGCATCCGAACGACTTGATTGGCCACTTAACAAGTGAAGACTATGTGGCGCAACTGAAGGCGGAAGGACAAGGGTCGTCTGCCTTTGAAGTGACCAATCTAAAAGCTATTGCCGATGCCAACGATCCGCTGAGTCGCGCCGAAGGTGATCCGTTATTCCCGCAAGAAAGGCCTTTATCATTCTTGCTGGGATTGAAGGCGGCGCTGCCCGCCTATGAGTGGTCGAGTCAGTATGATGGCACCCCGCGCACCGCCTCGTCTGGCCAAGCTGACTTGTCGAAGCTCAAATACATTGAACGCGCGCAACTGCCCGAAGGCTTGACGCTGACGCGCGGCTGGGACTTGGCCATTACTGAAAAGCAATCAGCGGACTTTACCGCTGGCGCGTTATGCGGATGGGATGGCGATCAGCTTTACATCGTTGACATTTTCAAGCGGCAGTGGGCGTGGGCAAAGGTGCGCAGCCAAATGATTGAGCAAGCCATGCGCGACCGCGCGCAGATGAATGTGTTGCGGATTGCGGTGGAAGGCGTTGGTGGCTTTGATGCAATCTATCAAGATGTCAAAGCGGCCTTGCTGGGAGAAGTCGCCGTGCATAAGCGCAACCCACCGAAAGGCGGCAAACTATTGCGGGCGCAACCGTGGTTGAACTTGATCGAGGCCGGACGCGTAACCGTGGTGCGCGGCGCATGGACAAAAGAGTTTGTCGAAGAGTTGGAGCAATTCCCCGAAGGAATACATGACGACCAAGTGGATGCGGTGTCGATTGCGCATGAGGAATTGACCAAGCCTTTGCCGAAGCTGTTGCTCGCCTGATTTATTTGCACGCTTTGCAAAAAGTCATTGCGCCATGCCTCAACCACCCTTAACCTCCGCGCACCTATGACACTGCTTCCAATCAATGACCTTGTCCTCGTACAGATGGACAACCGCAAAACCGAAAGCGATGGCGGTATTGCCATTCCTGAGTTCTCGCAAACGACTGAGACTTGGGGCCAAGTTGCCCGTGCTGGCAATTCCTGTGAGCGCGTTAGCGAGGGCGACGAAGTGTATGTGCCCTCGCACTTGGGTACGCACATCGTGCTGCAAGGCGCTGACTACGTGTTGATTCAGGAAAGTAAGATTTTGGCCAAGCGCGAGGTGGTTTAAGTATGGCCCGCGCGACCAAAGTCCCTACGGGGATTGCCTTGCACTTGCCGCCGCAAACTGTGGTGGAGATCGACGGGGTGAAGTTTGACCTAGGCGTACTGTATGAAGCGGTGCGCCAGCCCAATGCCGATGCCCTGTTTGCTTTCAAACGCAATGGCAATACGCTGGCCATTACCAAGATTGAAAACTCTGACCAAGCCATCGAGTTCTTGATTGCGGCAACCCGCCGCAAGCGCCAGTGCCAGCCCCTGCCGCGCAAAGTCAAGTAAGGACTTGCATGTTCCTGCGAATCGTGTCACCGTCGCCGCCATGCAAGTAAGTCACTTACATAAGCTCATTCTCATCGAGAACCCGCGCTGCGCCAATCGCTCTTTTGCGCACATGCTTCAGGCCGAGCCCTTGGAACAATTTGCACGCTTTGCAAATGCCGCTGACTTGAAAAAGAATGGCGGACTGCCGCCTGAGTTGGAGGACTACGGCGTGGTTGTACTTGTGCGTAATCCGTTGGATCGGTTCGTGAGCGCGGTACGGCTGACCATTAGCAAGCCATGTGACGAGTTCACTCCCGAAGAGGTGGCTGATTACGGTGGCAAAGCGTTTGAGAATCTTGCATTGCACTTGTCTGACTTTCAAACGCTGACCAGTGCGACGGAGGCGACGATCGACTGGCTTAAAACCACCAACGATTGGCCAACCATTTTCAAGTCCCAGCTAATCTCACTCGCTGGTTCGCCAGACCTTGTCATTTCCGTTAGCAAGGCGGCGGCTTTTGCCAACGCCCACCCTGAGTTTGAGCGCGGCTTTACCGACATTGGTTTTGACCAAGGCTTGTCACTGCAAGTACCTTACATCGCCGCTGAGTTTCGACAGTCGCTGAATGAACTGTTAAGCGAAGATGTAGCCAGCCTGAAGATTCAGCCAGTTTGGTCTCCGCAGCCAAACGTGCGCCTTACGGCACTAGGCGGTGGTTGCGGTGGCTGCGGTAAAACAGTAACGCCCGAGCCAGTTGCGCCAGTGCTAGAGGTCGCTTTCCCGAAAGACGCAGGAAAGGCACCCGTATCGGACGCGGCTGAGTAAGGCAAAGCGTTGAATCATTGACCTCACTTTCCTTATGCCCTTCTGGATCTTCAAGAATACGCCCGCACAGCTTTCCGATCTTAGCGACAACGATCGGCGCGAGCTGTTCAGCATTGCGGAGAAAACAGTATTGTCACGCATCCCTGACACCAAAGAACGCAGCTTCATTGAACAACGCGTTGGCGTGACCATTTCCAAGCTGGCCGACTTCCAGTCGTACATCGACGCTGGCAGTAAAAAAGTTTGGGCATCGTTTCGCGCCTGCCACTTGGTGGCTAACGTGTTGGTCTCTGCCAAAGTGCAAGCGATTCAACTGGGCGGCGAAAA